CCTTAGCGGACATTACGGGAATGGGCGCCACTTCGGTTGGGCAGCCGTCTAACTCCCCGAGGTCGCCGTGGCAGTCTTCGGACCGTCATGACGTCCCCAAGGGAGAGACCGGACCTGGTCGTAGCGACCGGGACCGGCACAGCCGCCTCCTGACCCTGGGCACCCCTCTTCCCTTTCCTCTCCTGCAGCGTATGCCGCCAGAGAGGGAATCCCATTCTCCCTTCCCCACCATCGATCTCCCCGGCAGACTCCGAAACCCGATGGGTGACGGGGTCGAAAACGACCAAACGCGCCCCCGCAGCTTGTGCGGGGACCAACACAGTCTCCAACTCTCGGAGGGCCTTAAGACGATCGAAGAAGCGGGCTCGTTCCTGCACCGCCCGTTTGGGCAGGAAGGTGCGGTTGAACCTCGCCGCTTGAGTCTGCGACCGAATCGTCTTAAGTCGCCTCGCCACTTCCCCGAGAGAAGGGTACATCCCCAACGACTCCTCCTTTTGGCGGGCCGAGCGCTTGCGCGACGGCTCCTGCATTGGAGGAGGAACTCCCGACCAGCCTCGAGCACCTGGGCCAAGGAAGGCGTCTTCCCAGGCGGCCGCCGCCGCGACTTCGCGGATCACGGCGTCTTCGAGCGCAACGGCGACACGGGCACCGCGGGGCACCGTCTCGAATCCCCTCGAGGGAACGGACAGTGCCTTACGCAGCTCCCCAGCTGCCCGGTTCGTCCATGCCGACCCTCCACGAGGGAGGTCGGGGTGGCGGGCCAGGACAGAGTTCGCCCACGCTCGTTGATCCGACGCGATAAGTCGGCGGCGGGCCTCTTTTGCTCGGCGGTCAGTGAGTTTTGGGGACCATGGACACGAAAGGAGTCCCACCTTCTGCTGTGCCTTGTGGCCGGCTGTCGTCAAAGCCAGGCCCGCGCGCTTAAGGCCAAGCTCACCTGCCGAGGCGACTGCCGCCGCGAACCCCTTGGGGTGCGGGAAACCCGCGCCCCCCAGTTCTCTGGGGTAGAACAGCGGTATAGCCGAACGCCGGAGGTCCGCAACAAGACCCCGGTGAACGGACATCAGTCCCTCGGCCACGGAGCGGTAGAGCCGGGTTCCCTCGAACTCGGCCAAGCACGCTGCAGCAGCAGGAGGTATGGAGACATAATCTGGAACAGGGTTGGCACCGACGGTGCGGGGACCCCCGCCAAGGAGGGAGCGAATCGGAACGTCGCAGGCCATGCGAATGGCCACGACCTCCGGCGCATCTCCGAGGCGGCGAGTGTCCCCAGTGCCGCCGTGGAGTTCGGCGCTATCGAACTGAGCAAGCAGGGGCGCCGTACGGTAAGTACGACGAGTTACATAGCCCCGCTGCTTCAGCTCGACATTCGGACGACGAAGCACTCCTACCTCGAAGGTCCTCTCAGCCAGTACAAAGGCATCCGCGCTCCGGAAGCTCTTGAGGCGGTTGGCCTCCCCACCGGTTGCAGCGATAAGGTCTTCGTACCTAGTCGCCTCCTCGGCAGGGATAGCCGCCACGAGGTCATCGCCTCGAGCTATCGCGGGCGCCACGTTGACCAACACAGGCGAACCCTCCGGGGTACACGCCAGGTCAGCCATTGCCAGGTTGTACAGGTTGAGCACCGTCCACGAGACCGGAAGGCCCATCATACAACCCCGTTCGCTCAAGCACTCGACGCGTTCCCCCGCAACGTACAGCTTGGAGCTCGCCGGCAAGGCACTCAAGTCCGGGTACGAGACCTGGACAGGGCCGAGCAGGTAGAGTCCGAGCTTACGCAGGGGGGCGGTCGCAGTCGCACCCAGTCCGTCGCAGAGACCATTCCACATCGCCCGGCTCACGTCGAAAGGCATGAGGTCCGTGGCGGCGGTAAGGTCTGCGCTGTAGAACTGGGTGGAACGAGCACCAACGAGGGAGTGGGCCAGGTTGTCGTGGAAGGCATCGAGGACCTCGGCAGTTGGGCGGACTCCCGACAGGTCGATCCGACGGTCCCCTTCGAGAAGGGGCCAGACGGTCTTCCGACAGGCGTCTCCGGCCACCACTGCCCAGGCAGGAGGCTTCGTCACGACCCGCGCCTTCATACCCAGCTCCGAAATGACTGTTGCGGTCATAGGAATCGGGGTATTGTCGGCCGCATGTTCGGTTGCAGTACGGAGAGCGCAGTCCGCAAGGATCTGCAGGTCGTCCGCTTCGGACGCCGAGGTCAACAGGCCTATGGCGCCGCCGTCTGCATCGAACGTGTACGGGTCCCACTCGAATGGCTCGCCCGTCACCGGGTCGAGCTGGTCGCCGAGCAACTCCTGGATGAGCGCGTAGTGTTCGGCCACCGCTGGGAGCTGACGAAGCTCCGTAAGCTGGCCGCCCTTCAGCGCGCTCACCGTTGCCGAAGCAGACCGGGAGAAGTGTGCAGCGGGATTCGTAAGAGTCCGGCCGCCCGCTCCCAGTCGCTCCCTGGTCCAGATTTCCGCCCACGCTCGGAGCTTCTCAACGAGCGCGGGTTCCGTGTCCATTGGCTGGGACAACACCTCCCGGTGCTTTCTAAGGCTAGCGATGGCAACTTTTGTCGTGCCGATCGGCATTGCCCGCCCGACTCTTGCGAGTTGGGCGAGGTGAAGCCGACCCTGCCCCGGACAGGCCAACATAGCGTGGATATATCCACGCTCGAAGGCCCGAATGGGGAAGCCGCGCGGAGGCTCACACTGTTGAGCCCTCAACGCGCGGGCACGGCAATAGTTGGCGTACTCCTTGACCTGCTTGGCGGTAAATTCGACGCCACTGCAGGCCACGGAGTTTCCTATCCAGCCATAGAGAGCCTTAATCGCTTCAATAGTGGCTACTGCTTTCGTCGACAGGCCGCGCTTTTGAAGGCGTGGCAGCAGTACCCACAGCGAAAGGCGGAAGGCGTCCCAGATGTGTTGCGCCTGCTTCTGTTGAACAGAGGCAGGGGGTTTGGTCGTTGCCTTTCCCGGAGCGCGCGCCTTCTTCGGAGGGTGCGCTCGACGCGGAGAGGACTTGGGGTCCACGATGGTGGGGGGGATTTGGGTGTGGTTGGTCTTCCTGGCCAGCCCTTTCGGACTGGGTTGCGGCCGACCAACCTGGGCACTGGCGGGCTCGTGAGAGCCTGCAGGTGTCCGGGGAGGTATGGCTCCGCTCACTCCTTCCGGAAGACTCATTACCGACGGTAAGTACCACCGGCGTACGGTCCTCGGTCGTAGTGGTTTCACCA